AAGCCCTCTATGTCCTGCTACAAAAATTTTACTATCAAAGTCCATTTTTACACATATCCTCAACCAATTCTGTAAATGAAGTTTTAGGTTCCCAACCTAATTGTTCCTTTGCCTTAGAGGCATCACCTAACAAAGTTTCAACTTCAGCAGGTCTAAAATATTTAGGATCAACTCTAATGACTATCCTTTGACTATTATTATCAATACCAACTTCATCAAGACCTTCACCACTCCACACAATATCCATTCCAAAGTATGGTGCAGATTCTTCTACAAACTGTTTGACTGAATATTGTTTACCAGTAGCAATCACATAGTCATCAGGAGTATCCTGCTGGAGCATCAACCACATTGCTTCTACAAAGTCTTTAGCATGTCCCCAATCCCTTTTAGCATTTAGATTGCCAAGATAAAGACAATCTTGATTTCCTTTTTGAATATTAGAAAGACCAAGAGTAATTTTTCTAGTCACAAATGTTTCACCACGTCTTGGAGATTCATGATTAAACAAAATGCCTGAACTTGCGTGCATCCCATAAGATTCTCTATAGTTTTTTACAATCCAATATCCATAAATTTTAGCAACACCATAAGGTGAACGAGGATAAAATGGAGTGGTTTCTCTTTGAGGAATCTCTTGAACTAATCCATATAGTTCAGATGTAGATGCCTGATAGATTCTAGTTTTATTTTCCAATCTAAGCAATCTAACTGCTTCAAGAATACGAAGAGTCCCAAGTCCATCAACTTGTCCAGTAAACTCTGGCATTTCAAAAGAAACTTTTACATGACTTTGAGCACCAAGATTATAGATTTCATTAGGTTGAACTTCTTGGATAATTCTAATTAAATTAGTAGCATCAGACAAATCACCATAATGAAGTTTCAATTGGGAATAAATGTGATCAATTCTATCAGTATTGATAAGAGAACTTCTACGAATAATTCCATGAACTTCATATCCTTTTTCCAAAAGAAGTTCAGCAAGATAAGATCCATCTTGTCCTGTAATACCAGTGATTAAAGCAACTTTCATATACAAAATACTTTTTATATTATTATACAAAAAAAGAGGAGTTTATGCAACCCCTCTAAATTCCGTTTTTGCAGGCTCGCCACCAATTCTTTAACTGGAAATTGGAAACCAGGCGGGAGTATCCTCCATCCGCACCACCAATTCTTTGAGGAAATTGGAAACCTAATGAGGGTCATATGACTCCACCAGGATTTTTAAAGTCTCTCCATGACTGAAGGGGGTTCTTTCCCGACCAGGGCTCAGTTTTTTGTCATAACCGGGACAATAGGGATACTGGGAATTGAACCCAGACCAACCCGTTATAAGCAGGCCGCTCTACCATTAAGCTATACCCCCACAAAACTTATGGAGCATCATTGTGCTGTGTGTGTATTTTCACTAATTCATCATCTGCAGGAATCATGACTACTGTTTGTCCTTCTTCATTAATAATTGTAATGTGTTCGCCATTTTCAACTCTGCCAATAAGATTGTCAAAGTTGTTTTGAAATTCTTCCACTGTATAAGTATTCATTTCATTTTATCAATAATACTGATTACACCATGAGCATAAAAGAAAAGCAAGACTGAACCAATGCTTGCACTAATCATTGTAGCAGTTTTATTGTGCTTGTCAATAGCAGCATCAATCATCTTTTGAACTTCTTCAGGTTTCATTGCTCCCTTCAAGAAACTTTTTAAGGGGGTCGTGTTTAGTTTTTATTATCTCACAAGCCCTCCTATAAAACATATTATTTGTATTGCCAGATTCTTCAAATGTTGTTTTTATTTTCACCCAATTATTATAGGTGTGATCGTCCATTTAGAATTTTTGCAGGTGGTCATTTAATCTTAACCATATTTGCTCTGCTTCTTTTACATCTATTCCATCTTGTTTGGAATAATATATGTATTCATCTAATGCCAAAGTAATAAACTCAATGTCAGGTTTTGACAACTTTGGTGGTTCCCAACTCATCTAATTTCAAACTCCATTTTTCTAACTTTACGATTTTTACGTTCTTCCTGAAATGCCAGGTCTTGATTTGATAGCACTGCATTAGTGCTCTTCTTATTATACTCTGAATATATGATTTCTACAAGGTTTAAATTAATACCACTAATGTTTTCTCCTCTTACTGTGGTCATATTCTCACACCCACAACACTTAGTTTTGGTTGGGTGAGATTCTAATTCTATATTGCAATTTTTGCATCTGATTTTTAACATTGTTCTTCATATTTTTTTATATAGGGAAGCGGGTAACCAGATTCGAACTGGTGACTCCAACTTGGAAGGATGGCATTTTACCCCTAAACTATACCCGCATGTATGGGAGGATTATAACCTCCCTAATATTCAGTTGTCAAGTATGATTAAACTTCTGCCAGAATTAGACGAGAAGCATAGTCATGGGCATAAGATGTACGAGCACCATGATGCCCCCATCCAATCCAACTATAAGCATAGTCCATGTAACGATTGATTGATTTTCCAGGAGTTTTCATCTTCTCCTCAATCTCCTGCCACTGAACCTCATTCCTCAAATAACGAAGTTGTGTGTGAAGTGATGATGGTGAACCACCATACTTTTTAGCAAAGTCACCCAACCCATAATATCTATTAGCAGATGTCCATTGAATCAGTCCGTAACCGCGTCCACAGTTACTCCAACTGGTTTTGCTACCACCTTCACAAATGTTAGGAACAAAAGTTGATTCCTGACGAATGTTACCCATGATAGTAGCAAGGGCGTTTTTGTCTTTAATTCCAATGTTCTGGAAATATTCCAGAGCTACATTTTCATTTTCATTACACCCTTTACAAATTAACCTTTTCTCTTTTGGTTTTTCTGGAGCAACCTTTCGAATTGCTGTCTTTGATGTAGGCTCCTCTTGAATAATTGAATATTGTGGAAGACCACTCACAGGTGGAGGAGGAAACACTGAAGGCAGTGTTGCCGTGGTTGTAACCATTGCCATAAGAGGAACGGCTACTGTAAAGAAATTTTGCACTAGTTTTAATTGAACTCTACATCCCAATAGAGAAACCGCACTTCCCCTCTTTCAAGGGGGAATCTCCTGGGCTCTAAAATCATTATCACAGTCTCATAATAAGAATCATAATGAATGATTATTTATTATCTCACATTTCGTTAAGATAGTCAAGCGACATTACTTCATGACCTTTTACATTACCAATCCAGTCACTAATTTCAGAATATAGTGCATTAGCATCTTCATACTGACCTTTTGCACACAATTCATGCATTCTATCAACTACTGCATCAACTTGTTTCTGACACATCTTCTGCATTTGCATCGAATTCATAATAATCTTTTCTGAAGTATCTTGACAGGATGTTACTATTGTAGAATGCTGGGTCTCCGTTGTCAAGGGATTCAGTGAGGACATTGTTGACAAAGAGTTGTCTCGTCTCCTCATAATTAGTTTTGCCTGGTGTTTTATGTAACGACAAGATAACTCTAACAAAGTTTTCTCTGCCATACTTAACAATATCTTCTTTAAGCTCTGGACAAGACCCATAATAATTCTTCCAATCAGATTCTGATTTTACTTTTCTCTTCTTACCTTTTGGCGTTCTAAATTGCCACAGATACTTTCTGCCAATATATTGTTTTGAATTTATTTTATTTGTGATAAGATAAACAAATCCAAAGTTGTCTTGAATATCTTCTGATTCAAAGACCTTTCCTTGATATTTCCAAGGATTATCATAGCTCATATAAGTAAATCCTATAAGCTATTATTTATCCTTCAAACCTAACAGAGTGATTTTAATCACATTGAGGGTCTTTGTCAACCCATGCTCCTCTGATACCCATAACTCCTTCAGGGCACTCATAGTAAATAGAATCCTTCACGACCAACCTCTGAGTGTCAGAGAATCTTGGGGACCTCAGACCATCCAGAATGGTCTTGTTAGTCATTCTGGGAGGGATGGAGGACTCCCATCTCTCATAGTCCCTTAGAGCAGCATCTACATCACCTTTGATTCTTTCTTTCAGAAGTTCTGGATTGTTAAGGATTTCATCTTGTATTGGATTATCTTGAGGTAATATATTTCTTCTAATTAATTCTCGTTGTATTTGGTCTATCCACATCCATATAGTTTTTTCATTGACTTTGAATACTGATGATAAAAGTGCGACTAAAGAAAAAAGGACTATGCTCCAAAAAGCATAGTCCCATATTGTTTTTTGTTTCTTTCCAAATTGGAAGTTAAACTTCATCCCTCAACACCATATCTCCTGTCTGACTTGGATGTGTCCATCCTGTCTTTAGCCATCTTTGTGGCAGTAGCATACATTACTGATTTTGCTCTTGCCCCATATCTTTGTTTAAAATCACCAGCAGACTTCTTGAGACCTTTTACAAGTCTTTCTTTTTCTCTGGTTTCTGTTGGGTCAAGTTCTCTTTCTGAAAGTTCAGTTTCTTCAAAATGTCTTGAGGCAGCTTTCACCATATCTTTGTGTGCCTGAGTTCCTATCATCTCCTTTCTTGCCTTTTCATTCTCTTGATGTCTCTGATTCATCAGAGCATTCAATTTCTTTATTTTTGCAATTTGAGATGGTTTTCTAGCTTCATCTACAAGGTCTCCTTCAACATCATAGGAATCTGCCATTCCATGAATGTGCTTACCTTTTGATTTCTTATCTGCTCTTGCTGCTGATTGTGCTTCTGACCCTGCATACTTAGCAGCAACCTTAGAGTCCATTCTACTTGCCTTTCTATCAGCAACCTCTGCTCTTCTCAGTTCTCTTTCTTCTGGGTCCATTCTCTCAACCACTTGAGCATAAACTTGGTCATATGCTTCTCTGATGTTGTTTAATCCAGCCATATCTAATACAAGTTTTTAAGTATTTATAAAAAAAGAGGGTCACAAGGACCCTCTCAAATCTTCAACGAGTTGCCATATGAAGTTGTGCTTCATACAGTCTTCTTTCTTTCATAATTTTTTGTTTGATTAAAATAAGCGCCATAGGTTTGCTCCTTTACTTTATGGGTATTGGTGCGTTCCTTCAGTTTCCCTACTTCCGTTTGCTATTTGCAAATAGCAAATGAACGTATATTATTTTATAATTTTATTTTGTATAATCTGCTACAGTTTGAATCCAGCAAAGGTATCTTTCTTCACGTCTTGTTTGATTCCTCCAACCACATAACTTTCAACTTCTGTTTCTTGTGGTGCTACTTGAAGTCCTTTAGAGGAAATCCAGTGCTCAGTCCAGGGAAGTGGATTATTTTTAGCAGCAATATCATAAATTGTCTTAAGACCAATAGATCTCATTCTTCTATTAGCAATCCACTCAACATAATTGTTGAGAAGTTTATCATTAAGACCAATCATAGAACCATCCTTGAACAAATATTGTGCCCATGCTTTTTCTTGGTCTACACAAGTCTTGAATGCATTGATTACCCAGTCCTCTTCTTCTTTAGCAATTTGTTGCATTTCTGAATCATCTCCTTCACGCCACTTGTTGATGATGTTTTGAGTAATGACAAGATGCTGATTTTCATCTCTGGCGATAAGAGAGATAATTTTAGCTGATCCTTCCATAAGTTTGAGTTCACCAAACGCAAACGAGCAAGCGAAAGAGACATAAAACCTGATACCTTCGAGAATGTTGACATTAGCAATTGCTCTGTAAAGTTTTCTTTTTAATTCAATTCTTTCTTCTTTAGCATACCCTGCACCTTCTTGTGCAAATATCCAATCATTAGAAGTTCCATACTTTTGTGCTGAATTAATAAAGTCATCATAAGCTTGTGTTACTGAAGATGCCCTCTCCAAAATCTTGTCGTTGGTTAGAATAGTATCAAAAACTTCTGATGGATCTGAGTATACATTTTTGATAATGTAAGTATAAGACCTAGAGTGAATCATTTCCATGAATTCCCATACAGTCATACATGCCTCCAATTCAGGAAGAGAGCAGTATGGAATAAATGCCATACCAGGACCTCTTCCTTGAACTGAATCAAGAAGAATCTGATACTTTAGATTTGATGTGAAGATGTGTTTTTGTTCTGGTCTGAGAGTATGATAATCTGCCCTATCTTTTTGAAGAGAAATTTCTTCTGGTCTCCAGAAGTATCCAAGTTGTTGTTGAGTTAATTTATCAAATACAGGATATTTGTATTGATCATATCTTTGAACACCCAAAGGGTTTCCAAAAAACATTGGTTGTTTTTTGGTATTGACTTGTGTTGTATTAAATACTGTCATTCCTTCTGGCATTTTGTTTTCTTCTGAATTAACTCTAAATTTTACAGGATTCACAATCTTCCTCTCCTTCTAATAGTTCTTGAATAAGTGTATCTAAATTAACTGGTTCATCCTTTATTTCATCAGTCTTATTATCATATGTATTCTGATAATAACTTGTCTTCCATCCATACTTATATGTGGATAAGAAATCCTGAGCCATCACGCTAACAGGGACTTCATTGTCTTGATAATTCTCTGGGTTATAGGACCAGTTTCCACTAATCGCTTGATCGAAGAATTTTTGCATAAGAGCAACAATGTTGATATAACCACTATTGCTAGACATGTCCCACAGAAGAGTGTAATTGCTCTTAAGAGTTTGATACTGGGGGACAATCTGCTTAAGAGGTCCCTTCTTTGACTTTTTAATAGACAAGAATCCACGAGGTGGTTCGATTCCATTGGTTGCATTTGACACAACGGAACTGCTCTCCGAAGGCATCTGTGCTGACAATGTTGAATGTCTAAGTCCATGTGCCTGAATCTCGGCACGTAAAGTTTCCCAATCATGTTGGTAGGTAATAGAGGAAATTTCGTCTACATCTTTTTTATAAGTATCAATTGGAAGAATACCATCAGCATATTTGGTCCTGCTAAAATACTTACAAGAACCTTTCTCTTTAGCAATCTGGTTGGAAGATTTTAACAAGAAATACTGGAATGATTCAGAAAGACCATGAACTGCGTCCCATGCCTCTTGTGAATCATAGTTAAACCCAAGTTTAGCAAGATAATGTGCCAGTCCAATAAAACCTACTCCAAGAGACCTGCGTGCCTTTGTAGAAATCTCTGCTGCTTCTACTGGATAGTTCTGATAATCAATCAGTTCTTCCAATCCTCTTACTGACAAATCACAAAGTTCCTCAAACTCTTCATCATCTTTAACTTTACCCACATTAATGGCAGAAAGAATACACAATGCAATTTCACCTTCAGGGTCATCAATGTGATGAAGAGGAACTGTGGGAAGAGTAATTTCTTGACAAAGATTTGACATCTCAATTTTATCCTTGAAGGAAGAGTGAGAGTTGCAATGGTCAATATTCATAATGTAAATACGACCAGTTTCTGCCCTTTCCTTGAGGAGGTCAAGAATCAAACTTTGTGCTTTTACTGTCTTTTTAGGAATGCTTGAATTTTGTTCATACCCTACATATAACTCATCAAATCTGTCAGTGCCAAAAGCATCATACAGTCCAGGAACATCATGTGGAGAGAATAATGTAATTTCTGCATCTTGAATAAATCTTTCATAGAACAGTTTGCTAATCTGAATAGAATAATCTAATTTTCTAACTCTATTATCTTCTGTTCCTTTATTGTTTTTGAGAACAATAATATCTTCTATTTCTTGGTGCCAGATTGGAAAGTGGACAGTAGCACTTCCACCTCTGATGCCATTTTGAGTGCAACATCTGACAGTTGCTTCAAACTTTTTGAGGAATGGGACAACCCCTGTATGAGCAACTTCTCCCCCTCTGATTTTAGAATTGATGCCCCTGATTCTACCTGCATTGATACCAATTCCTGCTCTTTGAGCAACATAGCGACCAATTGCCATATCACTGCTGAAGATACTGTCAAGGGTGTCATCAACATCAACAAGAACGCAACTTGCAAATTGGCGAAGTGGGGTTCTAACACCTGCCATGATTGGTGTAGGAATGTTGATTTTGTGCTTTGAGATTGCATTGTAGTACCTACGAACATATTCCAAACGAGTTTCTTTTGGATACTCTGCAAAGATTGTCAGAGCAATCATAATATACATGAACTGAGGAGTCTCATAAACCTTACCAAGACTTCTGTCTTGTACCAGATACTTATCTACTACCTGACGAAGACCTGCATAGGTAAAAAGCATATCCCTATCATGGTCAATAAATCCATTTACTCTATCTATTTCTTCTTTAGAGTATTTGATAAAAATTTCACTATCATAAACTCCCTTTGCTACACAATTGTTAATGTGCTCCTCAAGGTGAGGGAAGTCTTTGATACCACCATACAAACTTTTTCTAAGTGAAAAAAGAAGAAGACGTGCTGCAACAAACTGATAATTTGGATGGTCCAAATCAATCAAATCTGATGCAGAGCGAATCAAGATTTCTTGAATTTCTGCTGTGGTGATACCATCATAGAACTGAATTCCAGATTGCATCTCAACTTGACTTGCAGATACTCCTGCAAGACCTTTACATGACTCTTCAACCATCAAATGCATCTTATCCAAATCAAGTGATTGAATAATACCATTTCTTTTAGTTACCTTTAACCCGTTGCTCATACTCTTTTCCAACTAATAAGTTTTGCTTTTGCTTCTAAACCTGAATAAGTATTTGATTTTAGCATACTATCCACATCAAGTCCAGATAAAACCATATCATTAATATCCTTTTCCTTTACATCTGATGGCCAAATAACCACAGGGAAATGTGTATTAATTGCCTTTTCAATCCTATCTACAATCTGTTTATTTCTTTTTTCATTATCATAAATCATAACAAAGTTAGTTTCAAAGTTCGTTACAAAAAACATTTTATCAACATCAGCACCAACCATAGCAATGGCATTATCTATAAACATACTATCAAATGGACCTTCTGTTATATAAACAGTTTTATCCCAATTGATTTTATCAAGACCATAAATTTTTGGATGGTGCTCATCTAAAATTATAGTAATATATTTAATTTTAGAATTTTTGTTTAGACTACGACCTTGAAACCCAAATAGTGTCCCTTTGTTGATTAATGGGATAATGATTCTTGGTTCATCATGGTCTGTAGTTTCAAATGTATACTTTTGCTCATTTGTCCATGCTTTAAAATTTTCACAATAATACAGTTCTCCAAAAAATTTTTCTGGAATTTTTCTTTTATGTAAGTATACTTTTGCTGGGTGCTCAGTATTTAGTTCTGCTATTGTTGGCAAATCTACCTTACAATTTTTAACTTTTTTAGAAAACTTTGGTTCCTGAAAATTGAACTGAGGTTCAGGAGTATTGGAATTTTTCCCAGTAATACCATTCTTATATCGTTCCATCACATACTGGTCATATAGTGATGTGTCCAAATCCTTTAGAAAATTAGTAAAAGATTTAGACATTCCACAATTATGACATTTATAATTGTGGTCATTTTTAAGTTGGTAAATATATCCTCTTGCTTTATTTTTATGCCTCTGGGAATCCCCACAATAGGGACACCTAAAATTATAAAGATTATTTTTTACTTGTTTAAATTTTTGAAGTCTTGGGGATATCAGTCCAATGTATTTGGAATCAACAAAGCTCATTCATAAAAATTATTTTTGTCCTTCTATTTTAGCAGGTTGGTGGGTTGGGGTCAAGAAGTCAACAACAATTTCTGACTGAGAAAACATAAACGACATAATCAAAGCTGCTCCTACAATTATCCAGCGAAACTTTACAAAATCTTCCAATTTAGTTTCCAACTTTTCTATTCTATGTGACACTGATTCATGCTGTTCTCTATTTTCGTCCCTCATCTCATCTAACACTCTGGTAATCATATCATCAGCTTTATTGCACTGTTCTATTCTTTCTTCATGAACAGCAAGCATCTTGCTAATGTTTTGACTGGTTTTGCCCATTAGTTGAATTGCTTCGTCTATTTTTCTCATCATAAGTTCATATGCGGAAAGACGTTCTTCTAAAACAGCAATTTTAGTATCTGCAGCTGTGTTATTGTTAAACATGTGTCTACTTTTTCTTCTTTAAAACGTCTCTGAAGAAGAATGGAATTCTTTTATATTTTCTTTTTCTCAAGTCAACTGGAGGCAAATCAGGAGGCAATCCTGCAAGGTTGCCTCCAGTAGCAGTCATTTCTTCTCTAATAATATTTATTATTTTATTCAACTTAAAATTGTTCATTATAGTGATTCCAATATTTTTAAACAGGTTTGGTCAATAGGAATATCATCTAAAAATGACTTTGGATACTCAGGTATTCTATTGAGATATAATAAAAAAGTCTTCATAGAAGACCATAACTCTCTTTCTATTTTGAAGAACAAAAGAGGGAGTGCTGCATCATTAAAAACATTGAAGACAATAATAAAATGATTAATCAGGAGAGTAGTTTTTAGCTCTCCTGATTTTACATATCTTCTCAATAACTTTTTGATATATTTAAATCTACTTAAGTCCTCAAAGAAATCCTCTTTAGTTATAGATTGAGGATTATCATAATACTTAATGGCAAACAGGAGGTAATTGTCCTCATTCAATTCATCAAACTTCATAGATTAATTATTTTGATGTTGGATAAAGAATGCCATCAGTTCCTGTTTGGATACCAGACATTGCAACAAGGACTTCACTCTTGACTCTCAGACTGCCATGACAATCAACATAGGTTGTAACACCAACCCAACCAGCATGAGTATATCCTTGATATGCTGCTGGAACATAAGAGGTTGTTGAAATACCATAAACTTGCTTGTCATAACCATCAACATATCTCTTGAAGGTTAAGGTAGCACCAGTAGCAATACCAACAGAAATAGTTGATCCTAAACTAATTGTGGTAGCATCAATAGTAGAAATTGTAATATTGTTACCACCATTTACCAGCAAGTCCCCAACAATCAATCCTACTGGAGGAATGGTTGGAATAATAGCAGTTCCTACACCAGCATTTGTAGTTGCAGTTCCTGTGATTGATAAAGTTGCTAAAGATTCAGCAGCATCAATTTTGTTACTGTAAGTGCTATCAAGAACAGTGTATTTTGGAAGTTCACTGATATAGAAACTTGTAGAAGCAATTGAAGCCCCACTAAGACCAGCAGTTGATGCAATCGAACATTGGGTAGTACTTGCAATGCCAACAATAACTGCATCTCCAAAATAGGTTCCACCAGAACCTCTATAACCAAATCTAATTACGTCTCCAGTTGCAGCAGCACCTACTTGTCCAAAAGTAGTTCCAGAACCTGTAACAACCAAGGCTGCATAATCTAAAGATACTGTTCCACCTGAACCCTTGTTGTCGTTATTTCCCCAGAGTGCCATTCTTTGTACCTAATAAATTTCTTTGTCTAAGAGTATTTATAAAAAAAGGAGACCTCAGTAATCGATCTCCTTTGTATTAAAATTTGATTAAAAATTATGGAGTTAAATCTGTTGCACCCTTTTTCTTCAAGTGATTTTGCAATTGAAGAAGAATGAATGAAAGAATTCCATTTGATTTGAGTTTTGGATTTGCTCCAAGTGCTTCTGAAATTAAGAGAAGCACTGTTGCAACCAAAGCTTCATTTGCTGCAAACCAAGCACCAATAGCTGCTAAAGTCATAATACCTCCTGGCAATTATGTAACTATTTATTTTTTAATATCTTTCAGAACTTTATTTGCTGCAGCAGCAAGTTTATCATAGCGACCTTTTACTTTTCTATTTGATGCTGGTGCTGCTGCTTTTGGTGTAGGAGTAGTTTTAACTTTTCCTTTTTTACCTTGTGGCATTAACCCAGCAAGAACAGTTTCACCTTTACTATGAATTTCTGCAGTTCTTTGTGCTTCTTTTTTTTCTGCCTTTCTTTGGGCATCAGTCATTGCATTTTTTGATCTTTCTGAAGCAGGTCTCATTTTAGACTTTTTGGGGTCAAATACTCCCTCTTCAAGATTCTCAAAGGCATTAGGTCTTTGTGAAAGGTACTCAACAATTGAGTCAAACGACTCATTTGTGGAAACTTTCAGTCTCTGTGATTGCTGAGCAACTTGAAGGTCTGCTCTTTCCTTTGCCACTTTTGCCTTTGCTGCCTTTACTTTTGCTACTGCAATAGGGTCTACTGTTACTGTTTGAGCATCTCCTGCTGCTGGCATACCAGCAGTTCCCTCATCAATAAACTCAGCAGATTCATAAATTTCAAACATTTCCTGCCAAGTAAATTGAGAAAGGTCATAACCTTCTTCTACAAGTTCACCAATCCAAGTCTCAAGTTCTTCTTTGATTTGGGGGTTAATTTCAACTTTGTTTTTGATTCCCTTTCTTACATCAAGCCTTGTTTCTTTTGAATCATTTACTTCATCAATATATTCTTCTTTATTAAGTTGTTTTATGATTTTCTTCTGACGACCATATTTCTTTTGGCGATCTTCATCTCCTGTTGAGGGAGAAACAATATCTCTACCAAGATTTCCTGCCTTACGAAACATCTTGTTTTTGGGAAGGGGTTTCATCTCCTCACCAACTTCTTCTACTTCTTCTTTCTTTAAATGGGCATTATAATTTCCTTTATATTGATATGGAGCATCTTCAATTTCAGTTTTTCTAAATTCTTTTGGACTTTCGTATTTCCCCTTATATTTTCCTAAAGATTTTCTTTTTGATGATTGACTTTGTAAATTTACATTTTCACCAACTTCTTCTACTTCTTCCTTTACTTTCTTCTTCTTAAACTTACCTTTTACTTCCCCCTTCTCATATCCAACACCATCGCCATCATCATCCCACCAACGCTTTGGCCCATCTTCTTTCTCTTCTTTTTCTTTCTTTTCTCTCAAAGTATAGGGGTCTTCCATTTCAAAAAATGGTTTCCTTACTTCTTCAAAAGATTGTGTCCAAATGTTAGTCATTTACTTTTTGTTAGTTCTTTCCTTTTTTTATTTATAGTATCCACTGTTGCTCCAGGAGTCATAGAGGCAACATACTTTGTATATCCTACAGTTCCTACAAGAGTATTTGGTTTTCCTGGTTCTCTTGTCATCTTATCCATCTTGACTTCTGTATACTCACAAACGTCCTTTATCCAAGACTTGAACATAATTCCATCTTCAGTTACACAGATTAAATGATTAGCACCAGACCTTATAACTTTTCCTATCAACCCTGTATTACAACTTTCAATTATTGTGCCCACTTGATACAAATGCCCAAAGACATAATTTTCTCTCAATCCTTTCCAATCATATTCAGGAGCAATTTCCCAAAGTCTATAACCTTCTTTGATATTCATAGACTGTTGAAGGTCAGTGAACATTTGTTTAGCACCGCTAAATCCTGAAGGAAGTGCTTTCTTGAATGTTTCAAAATCTTTTTCTGCTGCTGCTTTTCTTGCAACATCAGATGATCCACTTTCTGATTCAGCATCTTTTGAACCAGAAGATACTACATTGATTGATTGGTAATCATACAACTGTCCATTACTTTTATTAGCAAGATTATCAATCTCAGAAACTCTTTCTGCCCCACAAACAATATTAACTCCAGTATATCCTTCTTGATTCAAGAACTGAAGAACATCAAAGATGGTTTGAAACTCATCACTATCAATAATACTATCAGCATACTCAGGGAACATTTCCTTCATATACGAAATCTTTGTGTCTGGGTCTAATGGATTCTTTTTACCATCTTGTGTTCTACTTGGGAAAACGTAAAAATTTCCACCAGATGCTGTTTTCTTTGCAGACTCCAATACCCTTTTATGTGCTTGTGTTGGAGGATTAAACTTACCAAAGACAACAGTAACTACTTCATCTCTTATAGTTTCTTTTGGTTTTGGCGTTGGTTCCTGTGCTGTTGCCTTTGGTCTTGGTGTTGCTGCTGGAGCTGGTGCTCTTTTTGCAGTTGGTTGTGGTGCTTTAGCACCTAGTCTTTTCTTTCCAGGTTTTTGTCCTCTAAACTTTCCTGTTGATACTCTTGATGGTTCTTTACCTTCTTCACCATCACCATCTTCACCACTCTTACCTTTCTTCTTACCAGAAATAAATTGCAGTTGTCCTTTGACAGTTTGTGCTACTCGTTTCTGTTGTTTATCAATCCAATATCCGTGCCCATCACCCTGTAACCCAAGCTTGTGTGCCTTTTGAGCTGCTTGGGAACTTCTTGCTTCTACTATAAACTCAGAAAACTTCTTCATTTATTAATTTTTTTATATATCAAATCTTGGTTTTGCTGAATATATTGCAAACCAAGTCGTTTTACTTGTAAATATTTATCTTTCTTATCTTTTGGATTTTTGTCTTGGTCTACAAAACTTACATAAAATCTGGAAAAATTTTCAATAGTTTTCTTTTTTAGTTGCGTAATTCTTATGTGTTGTTTGTATAATCTAATTAAGTCATCGAAAAATTCTTCCATCAGGAAAGTAAGGTAAAGATATCTCTTTCTGTATTTACCTCAACACCACACTCTTCGGTAAACCTTTCAAGGTCTCTTCTGGATGGATTATTGATTCTTTCTTTTGCCATAGTATGATAATCATCAGAAAGATCAAACCCAATGTAATCATGACCAAGAAGCGTAGCAGCAAGACCTGTAGTTCCTGATCCACTGTAAGGATCAAGAATAACACCAGGAGATTCCATTACTGCTTGGATGCAACGAAGTGGAAGAACAATAGGAAATGGTGCAGGATGAGGATTCTTCATCTCAGGTCCAAACTTCCAAACACTTCCATAGTTTACAGACCTTCTGGGAAGTTTAGGACGCTTAGCACCTTTACACAACCAGTAGATTCTTTCATCAATCTGTGTGAATCTGTATCCAGAAATCTCTGGACCACTACCTCTGTTCCAGATAATCTCTTCTCTGATGTGCCATTTAGTTTTAGGCAACCATGCCCAAGGAGAAGTTGCATTACCTTCAAGATACCTGACTTTATGATTGTAAAATAAAGAACCACCCTCTTTGGTTTTGTCAAAAAGAACATTCAGAAGTTCAATCTGTTGCTCTTGATAAACATCCTCTGGAAGTGAATCATCAAAATTATCATATTCAATTTTACGAAACAAACCACCACCAATCTTTTGTTTGTTGTATGGTGGTGAAGTTACAGTGCAATCAATAGAGTTGTCATCAAGTTGTTTTGCCAACTCAATACAGTCTCCAGTTCTCAGGTCAATCATAAGGTCTCCAGTATTTTACCAGTATAGCACATCACTGGACCTTGATAAAGGGTCCAGACAAGTCTGCTTGACTAATGTTCATTTTTGATGACAAGAAGTACGCATGAGTAATAAGTTCTGCTAATTTTCCTTGTCTTTTTGCTCCAATAAACATTTTAATGTATCTCAAAATTCTTAACTTACTTCTCAACTTAACTGCAAAGTTTTTACCAGATGGATTTGGAGATACCTTATCCAATTCAAAAGCTAATTCAATAAAAACTTCTGGAGAAACTTGTCTTCCCAAAACAGAAACTTTACCAAAATCTTTTTTAATGGTTCTATCAGAAACTATGTCTTTAAAATACTTTTGCCAATATTTCAAATGAGCATCTGTAAATTTTCCACTTAAAGGAATGTTGTAATTAATATCTTCCCCAGTATACTTTTTAACAAGGTCTGCCATTTTTGGAGCAGGAATAGCACCATTTCTTGCAGTAGCATTTACATATTTTCCTTTATTATTAGGAACTCTATCTCTTGGTTCTGTTGCATGAGCAGCAGCACTTGAAACTTTACTCTCCCAAAAATATCTTTTAATATATTTTCCTGCTTTAAATTGTGCCTCAAAGGTTAAGGAGTTTCCTGCAAAATCAGTTTCACCACCTCTTTTACTTATTTCCATATAAGTAAACATTTCACCTATAATATTACCTTCATGAACTTCAATTCCATCAGGACCAACATCAAGATTGGTTTCATATACATGAGATTCTGGTTCTGCCTTTGTTGGCTTTTTAAGAGAAATACCTACAAGTTTTTTATCTCTTAAAAGTTGGCTCAAGTAAGCATTAACAGTTCCAACAAATACTTCTGGTGCAGTTGTTCCATCTGAAAATTCATCTTTTAACAAATCTACCATTTGTTTAATTTTATATTCTTCAGATGATTTTACCATATAGACATCTGTAGTATTCCAACTATCTTTTTTACCTGTAAATAATTGTTGCTGCTGTCTATTAAAACTATTCCAAATATAATCATAGATATCAGTATCTTTATTTGGAGGTAGAGTTTTTGTTTTACCACCATATCTTGCATATTTCCAAGAAGTATCTTCAGCACCTTCAGAATGAGAAAGATATTTTACAAGTGCTCTTGCTTGTTTGAGCAAACCTTCATACCATTCTTTATCCATATTAGGAAATTCTTTTTTCAAATCTTCAAAAAGAATTAAATCCTGATTGGGGATTAAGTTGGCACCTTTATCTATCGCATAATAAAAAGTAACTATAGAAGCTGCTTCAAATAAATCTGTTTCTGTTGCCATAGTTATAAAGAAAAAAATGGGTTTAACTTTTTAGTTCCTGGGTGAAATGAATATTGACTTTTTACAATACTATTTTTATTAAACTTTGCTTCAGGTTGAATTTCATAATAATTTTTTGAATTTAGTATAGAAAATCTAACTAACAAATTTCCTTTTCCATTTAACATAGGAACATGTTTAAGATTAAAAGTATCATGTTCATTCATTCTAAAAAAATTGTCTCCCAGTTGTATGTAGTCTGCAGGAAATGTTTTTCCAGTCATATAATGTAATTTAGCTAGTTCACTCATATCTATATTTTTAATTTCAAAAATATATTGCCTACCTCTTATTCCTCCACCATCAGAAAAAAATTTTTTAATTTGTTCTTTAGATGGAGATACATCAGCATATTTTTTTAAATTTCCAAAAGTTGTTGGAATCTTTAATTTATCTAAAGGTATTTTAATAAATTGAGATAATTCTTTTACAATATTTTTTGTTATCGTTGAGGAATTTAGTTTATCTACCATAAATTCAGCTGCTGCACCAGGATTAGTAGATCCCCATTTTCCAGGTAATGTAATATTATAATTAAATCTTGTATTTACAATTTGTGGATATTGTCCCTTACTATCTTCCATCTTTACTTCTACAAAAGAGGTTTTTCCATTTTTTGTAATTTTTACATCAGAATAATGAACATTTGATGCAGGTCTTATCGCAGTAAGACCTTTTATTTTATTAATCTCTTCTGCAATTAGTATTTCATACCTATCAAATTTTGCAGTCATAGGTTTTTATTATTATCTATCGTCTTCAGAACGATGTTCCGAATAGAATACATCAAATGCACCTTCAGGATAACGCTTCATCAGTTTGTCAACATTCCTCGAAACCACATAATCCAAAGGAACTTCAAGAGCAATACATGCCTGCATAACATACCACATCATATCACCAAGTTCAGTAATCAGGTGGTCTTTGTTATCTTCATTCCATGGCTTACCTTGAAAAATCATCTTCTTAACAATCTCAAGAAACTCACCACCTTCAGCATTGATGCCAACACCAGCAGTGAGAAGGCGTTCAATATTAGCACCTTTGCGATCCAGTTCTACAATACGATCTGAAAATGCTACAAAATCTTTTGATGCATCTGATGTAACTGCATCTACAAAGTTTTTATACTTGTTAAAATCAACTTTATCAATCATGAGAATTTAAATCCAGCGAATTTGTCTTTTTTAGGTTCTTCTTCATAAGTATACTCCTCTTCCTTTCCAGAGTCAAGAATATTATCTTGTGCCTTCTGTTCACAATCATAGAGTCTCATTTTTGCTCTATCAATACCAACAACAAATCTTTTATTGATGGTAGGGTCATTATATCTATTTTTCAATTGCTTTACCATAATCTGCCCAAGTTGCTCCAACTCTTCAGTGCTAATAAGGGCAAACATAAGATCAGCAGTAGCAGGGAGACCAAAGGACTCACTAGTATCAGTAAGTTCAACATCAGAGTTGCCATAACCACTGCGGGTAGTCTGGGTAGCAGAGACAAT